GTATGTTGCACCAAACTCAAGCACATATGCCTGTTCGTCACTGACCTCAAAGTTAATCAGTCTTACTTTGCCGCCATCTTTTGAACGCCCAGCAAAAAATGAACCCGGTCTGCGCGTCACACCGCCAGATGGGAACACAAGCATATTGTTTAGAGTCTGTACGGCCTCATTGTATTTTTGTAGATCAATACGGCCCTCAAGTTTCGGCGATATCTCACCAGTTCTAAAGTTGGTGATAATGGTGGATACACGCGCCATGTTTTACAACCTAATGTTTGTGAAGTCGTCTGCCTGTGGTTGCTCTGGGAAACCTTCCATACTGTCAACGCCCTTGGCTTCTTTGAGACGCGCTTCGTATATGGTCAGCATGTTTTGCGCGACAGAGTTGCTACCTGTAATATTGTAGGCAATCTCAGCCGCTAAACGCGCTGATATGGCTTTGTTCAAAAGGCTATCATACTGTTCGGTGTCTGTTATGCGGCCTATGTAAATGATATTGCATGTGTCTTCATTCGATAAAACCTTGCGACCTTCAATCTTAAACATCACATTGCTGTCATACGCGGCCACATCGTTGTTGACGTTGCTGTTCCAAAATGACAGTACACGCAAACAAAATGGGTCTGTAGGCAAACTAAACTGAAATGAAAAACCAAACGCCGGGGTGCTTGAGTCGGCTGGCAAGGCTTTTCTTGTTATTGCTATGTTCCAAGGGTGAGAACGCAAAACAGCATCTCTGACATCATCAAAGTTGCCGTTACATAATCTCGCTTCTTTTGAGTTCTCAGTCAGCGCAGTTATGTTTGCCGCGCCTAGCAAGTCCAACGCTCTGTTGCACAAGTCAACCACTGATGCCATAGCAAACTCCTAAATGGTGGTGGGGAGGTGTTTCGGATTGACCCCCCTACCATAGAAGAGAAGGCGGCTTGCACCGCCCTCTCAATCCTTTAGTTTACAACATAGTGGATGATAAACGACATATCGCCAGCAGTGCCACCAGTGGCATTGAATGTAGCGGCTATGTAGTAATACCCACCCGGATCAGTTGACGCTCCTGCATTTGTGTACAGTTTCGCACCAATCGTGTTGATGTCTGCTGCCTCTGTCCTCAGATCCGCAACCGCTGTAGTCCCATCTGCAACTGACGTTGCAAAGAAGTCTTCGTCTACAACAGTTCCGTCTGTCTGATAGATGCCAACATTGAATGTGCAGCTACCGCCAAGCGCATCTGCCGCAACCTGTATGGCTGTGATAGAAGCATTACTTGGGATTGGAGCCAGCATGACAATATCATTGTCGGTGCTGTCACCAGCAGCTAACGCAACCGTGCCTTGAGCAACACGCAGAACACCGTGTAACTCTTGGCTGTCGTTGGCAATCTGTGGAGAGGCTTCAAAATTAGCTACAAGATCTGAATTTTTCGTAGTCATAATTTACCACTCCTTACGCTGATTCGTCACAGTCAATCTGGACAACTTTTTCTTCTTCCATGCGAGTGGAACCAATGCTCATGCAATAGTAGACTTGTGTTGCGTAACCCTTGTCGGAACGCTCATCTATTCTTGCCATCACATCTTTACCAATCGCCAGAGCAAGACCATCCTCTGCCCATGCAAAACATGAACGGATGTTGCCAGCTTTTGACAAACGATTTGACACGATAAAGGTGAAGCCCATGAACTGGTTTACCTCACCTTGTACTAAAGCTTTGACCGTATTGAAATCGCTGCTGGTGACATTTGTATCACCTAACAATGCTTCAATTTGATCTGGGCCTACAGCTATGTAGCGCGGGATTGACGGATCAACTGAGGCCAAGTCTAAGGTCTTTTTAGCAGTCCTTAGTTTTGCAACAGTCAAATCTGTACCACCGTTTGCAATCTGCTGACCAGCAGGAAGCGCAGTAGATGTGCTGCCTGTCTCACCAGTAAACGCTGTACCCAAAGCTGCTGAGATGATCTCATCGTCCATCGCACGGCCTAAAGCAAAAGCGGCTGCTTGAGCATAGGCAGAGGTTGGATCAATAAGCATACGGACTTTATCTTGCTCATCAATAAGATCAGCATATTCGTAGTCCACAAGTGTCACCCTACGTCTTGCGTGAGGTGTATCAATCTGGGGAGTGTCAGCATGGCGCGTTGTACGCTTTTGTGCTGTCGCTTTACCCACTTGGTCAAAGAAGGCATTTTTGCCAGTCATGCTTTCTACACGCACAGCATCACGCAAAAGAGAACCTTTTTGCTGTGATAACATCTGCACGTTTGCAGAATATTGCTGGACAAATGCCGTGGTTACTTCAATAGACATCTCTGTCTCCTTTTACCTAATGACATTTGATTGCAGACTGCTACCCGACAGCGCGGACACTCCTAGAATTTTTGGCCTTCTTGTGGCCTTCGTCTTTCCGATTGTCAGCAGGACGATTGCCATCGCTACCCTGCATCACCCACTCGTAGTAAACATCTGCGAGTAGATGAGGCTGTATCATATCACGACTTGTACCATTTTCAACAGCTAGTCGCAAACATTCCAGCCTAATCTCTTTTGTTGTCAAACCGTCAACCATGAACAATAACCATCAACTCTGCGACTCTTTGCACGGCCCTATCACGCGCAACAGCATCTTTCCCAGTGTACTCTGGACTTTTCATAATGGCATCTATCTCTGCTTGTGCAGATTGCTTTGTCATATGATTGACCTGTGACTTTTCTGCAACAGTATCTTCACTTGTTACAGATTGCTTGAACTCAGCGAATTTTGCAAATGCTTTAATAAACTCAGGGTGATCGCCCAAGTTTGTTCCGTCTTGAAGAACAATCCTTGTGATAGCTTGTTTGTCTGACAACTCATCAGCAAGGCTCATAGCTAATTCAAAGTGTTTGTCATAGTTAGATCCCCACTCTGCTTTGAGTTGGTTGCTGGCATCTATCTGTGATTGATGTTTTTTGTCTGCATCTGCTTGCGCGGTTCCTTGAACTCGATCCTTGTAATAATCCAAAACATCAACAACTTGCTTTGGTGTGAGCCTTGCCTTATGTGCCATCTCTGCAAAATCTTGCGCCACTTCTTCTGTGATGATGCTGCCATCCACAGCTATCTCATAGCCTGATGCAGCCTCTGGCCTTCCCAATCTGTCAGCAATCCTGTCGAGATCCTCATCTGTTGGATTTGCTGGTAGCGGCAGTTTGTCAGCGCCAATCAACTTCTGACTATTGACGTATGACCGGGCTAAGTTTTGTACGTCTTTGATAGGTGAAAGACTTGGATGCTCTCGCAAGTCTTCTGGTATCATGTTCAAAAACTCGTTACCAGACCCGCCTGATGCTACCTCTGCTGGCGTTTCAATCGCTGGCGCAGGGGTTGCCTCTGGCTGGGCTACCTGTTCGGCGTTTTCTAATGACATTATGACTCCTCTCTTATCATGTTGTAGATATGAAGAATTACGGCTCTCTTGCCTTCTTCAAACGCTGTTGCGTTGGCATCGCCAGCAACATAACTAGGTGTTCTAAAGTTACACCTGGCTTCCAAATCAGCTAAGACTTTGCTTCCGCTGTCTGTATTAAATGTTTGTTTATAAAGATCTTTTAGTTTGTCTATCTGTTGGTTCACTTGCTTATCATTCTGCTGGCCTGTGCAAGCTGTGCTACATTCTGCACATCTTCAGAATCTTGCATGGCCTCTGCCTGTCTTGCTTGCTCTTCTGCCCTTGCCTGTCTTGTCTGTTGTATTTCTGCCTCTGACCTTAGTGTA